GTTCTCCCCATCGTCCCCTCTCCAACTATTAGAACGAACGTTTTTAGTCCACACGCACGAGGTTTTCTGTGAAAATCGTATCCCAATCTACTCGCTTAATTGAACGTAGTTGTTCTAGCTTTTGAAAACGCTCTCCAGAACATGTCGTTTGTAAATCTTTTATATCTCTAGCTGTCTTTAAACCTACACCAGGCAAAGCATCTGCTATCTGGCGAGCACTAGCTGTATTAATATTTACACGAACATCTATTGGAAAACTCTCTCGTGATGTTGGCTTATCTGGACTGGCTCCTTCAGCTTTTAATTCTGCAGTAAGTCTCTCTTCTGTCCTAATTTTCTCGTTAGTAGCATCTAATTGGGGAACTAAATCTGTCTCATCCGCATATATGACTTCATCTTGTGCATCAACACACATCATAATTCCTTCGCCATGTTGGGAGATAACTTCAACTAATCCTCCCGTAGGCTTGTACTGATACAACATAACTTGATTGTTAACCTCTGATTAGCATACCAGTGTCCACCTTTGATTTCAACTGTAGTCATAGTTTAGTGCTTTTAAAATAGTTAAATATATTTTTGTTGTAGACGTGGATAGTCCTGAATTTTTAAGTAAATATGTTTCAGGTGCAAAAAAAGAAGGGGATAGACATGATTATGTTGTTAGAGGACCTGCTGACTTCACACGAGATGCTATAACCTCTAAGGATGGAATAAGAAAATGGGTTAAAACTTATGCTAATGATGAGTTAATTAAAAATTTAAGTAAAGAAGATGATGAACTAGGTGGAGTACTTGCAAACTTAAGTGAAAAAGAATTTATACCAATAAGAAATAAAGCCTTTACAGATCATTTTGGAGAAGGTTTTGTTGAACAATATGAACAACATCCTGTAGTTGGACAAGGATCTTTTGGAACCGTATTTGAAAATCCTAGTGATCCAAGTCGCGTATTTAAAGTCCAACAAACTTCATCAACTGAGAATGATAGTAGATCTTTAATGCAAGAAGTTGAAGATCAATTAGCAGCAGCCGATCAAGGACTGGCGCCTCGTGTACATTCCGTTGAAACAGTTCCAAGAAAGCAAGGGGCTACAGAAGCAAGAGGAGTACATATAGCAGAAATGGATAAAGTACCTGATTTTCTTAATACAGCAGAAGAAGATTATGGCGTTACACGACCAGAAAAAGCATTAGAGTTTGCAAAAGCACGTTTGAAATTAGCTAATACTACTGGAATTGTACATAGTGATCTTGGAGCAAGGTTTGGAGGAAACCGAGAAGATCATATGTATTACGACCCAAAAACTGAATCAATAGGTTTTATTGATTATGGTATGGTCGAAAAATATGACCACGCTCAAGATTTACATGATCATGAACAAGAAAGTATGATGATGCCTAACTCATTTAGAGCAGGAGATAGAGTAGAACATTTCTTAGATCATAAAGTAGATGCTATTCATGATGGTATGCAAGCTGTAGGTAATCAAGAAGAAGCATCTATATTTTTAGGAGCATATGAAGAATTAAGAGACGCTAAAAAATATTCTGCTGCAAGTGATTTAGTAAAGCAAGGTGAAGGTTTGATTGCTCGACATACGAAAGCTGATACTAAATTAACAAAAATAGGTGAAAGATCTGGTCATAAATATGAAAACTTTAACCCTTATGCTGAAGACATTTTAGGAGATTTTCCTTCAATGTATAACTAAAATTTAATTAGGATGGTTTGGATGAGAATTATCCATAACTATGGAAATTAAAGCAAAAATAATACCAACTATTAGTACAAAAAGAAAAAATTGCATAACATTTCCTAAATTTCGCTAATTATAGACAAGAAAAAAGCGAGCCACAAGGACTCGCCTAATTCTCTTAAGAGTAAGAAATATTACTCGTCGTT